GAAGATTCTTGGTCAAAGATTTCTTTATGCTCTTCCCCATATTTTTGATACTCCAAACCAAATAAGGCATTCAAACCTGGTAGGAGTTCCTTTAATAATTGTGCACGTGATATAGCCATTATTTATTCTCCTTAAATACCAGTACCGCTAGTGTATGCATGAGACTTTTGGTTAAACTTAACTAAAATATCTGTATATGCATCACCAACTTCTGAAGTTGTTGAATCTACGAATCCAATGATTTTGAATGCAATAGTATCTGTTACTGCGATAGCTGAAGCATCTGCTGCCATTGTAGAATTACCTGTAGTTGTGCTACCTGCTGTAGGGTTAACTACAGGAATGTTGATACCTAATGCAGTCTGAGCTAATGTATCGTCAGCTTGAATTTGGAATACAACACTTGGGTCATCAACTACATAAGCAACAGCGTCATCTGCCACTGTGCCTGTAGGCCAATATTGCTTAAATGTTTTTTGTTTAGTATTTGGGTCTGTGAAAGCACATCCAACAAACACTCCAAGAGTCCCAGCAGGGAAAGCATCAGAATTTGAACCGACTTCGGATACAATATCTATTGTACCTGCAGCTAAAACTGAAACTACGGAACCATTGAAGATGTTAGCAGCATGTCCAGACGCAATCTTTACTTGACGGGTGGAACCAGCGTAAGGCTGACCACCTACCAAATTAACGGGTTTTAAACCGTAAGGTTGGGCTGATGTTGCCATAATAAACTCCTAATTTAAAAAAATAATTATTTAGTACCACGAGAAACAGTCGAACGTTTATCACTAAAAAGTGGCATACGAGGATTGTTTTCCCGCAAAAAATTGTTATCTACCGCTTCCATCTGCTGTTTGTTTTGATTTGCATAATATGCATTTCGACTTTCAGCAGTTTCAGTCGGTATCTTACAGAGCATTAAGCCGCCAGATTCAATGTTACCACTATCATTTGCAGTAAATCCATACTGAGTAACAATTTCTGGGTGCTCTTCAGCTTTTACAGGTACCCAACCTTCACGAAATTTAACAGAGACATTTCTATCATCTCTCTGCCCTAACAAAGATAACCTTACCCAACGGAATCTATATCCATCTTGAGGTTCTGGGTCAGGCAATTGCTGTGGTGGTACCCAATTTTTAGTGCGAGCTTTCTTTTCTCGTGTTTCAGTGTTTCTTGTTGGTCTAATAGCCATAATTATCTCCTTAAATTAACCGTTTAATCTTGCAACTTGTTTTGCGTACTCCTCAATGGGTACACCTAATTTCTTTGCCAATGCTACCTGCGTCTGTGTTAACGTAATCTTCTTAGAAGACGGACTCCGTTTAACGGGAGCTACCACATTTGCTGGTGCTTTTGCTTTCTGCTGCGAAGACTTCGGCTCATCTTCAAGGTAATCTGCAGAATCGTCATCTGAATCAATGCGATCTGGAAATACTTCTTTAATGCGAGAATCTATCTTCTCGTAATACTCATCAGAACGTGGATCAATTCCACTCCTAACAAGTTTTTCATGCAGCCCATAAGCTAGGGCAGTCATCTCATCATCTGAACCAAACCAAGTATTCTTCTTAAACCAAGCCTCGGCTTTCGGGTCAGGTTTTGGGATGTTTTGTTGATTATAACCCTCTTTTTCCTCTTTTTGCAAGTCTTTATCACTAAATTGATATTGAGGGGTATATTTATCAGACTGCTCTTTAGCATAAGTAGCTTTAGCTAATCTCTCTTGTGCCTCTATCATCTTATCAGAATCAGCATCGTCATGCGCTTTTTTATATGCTTCTTTTGCTGCAGCTAACTCTGCTTCTGCCTTTTGTTTAGAGGTCTCCATGAGAGTAGTCTCACCTTCAGATAAATTTTTCTTGAGCTTTTGCACTTCACTTTGAAGAGACTTAGCATAATTGTAAGCCTCTGTAGCTTCTCTTTCTTTTGCCTCTTTTGCTCTTCTTTCATCGTGATAAGCTCTTTTTAATTTACCTATACGGTTTTGTACTTTCTCACTATAATTTTCTAATTCATCCTCCGTAGGTTCGGGACTATCACCTGCTTTTAAAGGTACTTTACCTTTATCTTCTTTAGGTATATCGTCCACTACCTCTATTTCAAAACCATCGGAAGATGTCTCCTTATCATCTTTAACTTCTTCTTCAGTAGTATTATTAACCTTCTCATTCATCTATATCTCCTATAATGCACGTGAAAAACCACGAGGGTCTGCAACAACACCTTCAATAGCGTCATCGTTTAACATTCTAAATTCTTCACCATCAATATACATGCGAGTCCCAGAATAGGAACGCATAACCACAAAATCACCTTCTTTACACCATGCTCCATTAGGAAACTTCTCTTTATCCTGATAAGCATCTGTACCTAAAGATATAACAAAGCCAACATTAGCAGCAGTAGCTTCTCTATCTACGGTGCTCTGTGCTTTGATAATACCACCTGCTGTCTTTTCTTCTATCTGGGGTAGGGCGACTAACATTTTATAACCTGCTGGTTTTGGTAGTCTAAGGGATTTGTCTTTTAATTCGTCAACTTTTTTTAGGGTACTGTCAACGTCTATACCATTGGTTGCTACGGTTGTAGTCATTTTACATCCTCACTTTTATTAGCAGCATCAACTAAATCAAGAAAGGCTCTTTCAGCTATTGCTAGCCCTTCTATCACTCCCACAAGATGCCGGTATTGTGGAAAGTCTTGTGCGCCCCCTGTCGAAACAGTGTCAGCGTAGTCATTCATTACTTTACGTAATTCTTTTTTATACTCCTCTTCTAAAGAAGCCATATTTCCTCCTGTGTAAATTATTGTCCTGGGGGTGCATCGTCCATACTTCTAGCGATATCTAACCCTAGTTTTACTCCTTCAAGTTTTTGTTTTTCAGTTAATTCTTTTTCTTGTTTGGCTAACTCTACACCTAATTTAGCACCTGCAATAGATTTATCTGCTTCAATTTTCTCATTTCTAAGCGCTGCATCTACAAAGTCTTTCTGAGCTTTTTGTTGTAATTGAGCTTGTTTCAATGCAAGTTCTTGTTGTTGCATCTGTATCATTGGGTCTTGAGCTGCTTGTTGTGCCTGTTGTTGAGCGGCTTTTGCTTGTGAACTTTGCTGTACTTGGATAGATGCTTCTGCCATGAGTTTTGAGACTTGCTTTTCGACATCTTCAGGCATCTTCTCATCCGGTTGTGGTAGTGGAACACCTAATTGTTTCTCTACTTCTACTCTATACTGCATGGACACGTGTTCTGCGATATGCGCCATAGCTGCACCTTGTATTGCCCCCGCCATAGGATTTTGACCTATTAATTGTTGTATTTGTGGGTTTTGTAAAGCAGACATATGGGTTTGAATATGGGCTTCGTGGTCTTGATAAAGAAATGCTTTTACAGGTTTACCTGTCATTATAGCCATATTCTCTGACACTGGGTCTTTTGGTGTCATATCGTCCACTGTAGGTACAAGTTTTTGAGCATCTTTAATACCGAGTGTTTGCAACATCTGTTGATGTAGTAACGGTAAATCATATAATTGAGGAGATTGAGCAGCTAACTGTAGCGCAGCCTGATATTGAACCACACGCATTGACATAGTTGAAGCATTGGGGTCACTAACTGGAATAACCTCAACTTCATTGTAGTCTTCACGTTTAATTGCTTCATCATCTGCGTCATATTCATACTCCTCTGATGTGTGATCTGCGATTATATTTTTTAGGAGTTTAAACTCCATCTTCATGGTGTTATGCATACGAGCTTGCACAGCACTCATAACTTTTAACATTCTCTCTAGTATTGCAAGAGTCGTCCCTACAGGTGCTTCACTATTTAAGTCTACTGATTTAAAGTCGGAGATTGCTGCCATACTTCTTCCTTGGTCAACAATGTTTTGGAACAATGCCAAAAGAGTTTGCGATGGCTCTTTATAAGGTAGGAAGGTTATGTTATCAAGAATCTTACCACCTGGAACGTCAACGTCCCGAAACTCTCCTGGCATTATAGGGGTATCGTCACCTTTAATACGAAGACCTCTAGTCTTCAAACCACCAGGTAAATTATTTAAAGTTCCTGCGTCAACTAACTGTCGAAGTAAAGAAGTGCCAGACTTAGCATGCCCGCCAAGTAAATGAATGAGTCCAAATCCATAGAATCCAAATCCTGGTATATAAGTATAATGTACAAAGTGGTTACGTTTACGTTGTAATTTATCATCCTCTTTCCAATTACGATAGATAGAAAGAATCTGCATAGAATTACGCTCAATAGTAATGACATACGGTAGAGCTATTTGATTCGGGTCTTCACCTAGATCATACTCTACATGCATCTCAAGTAATTCGTATCTGTCATCTTCAGATATATCTACACCTTCTACTTCGTCTTTCTTCTTCTGTATAGAAGTACGAACATAGCCTGGGTCACCTAAATCTACAGGCGCATAGAATCCATTAACTTGTAAAAACTTAACCTCGTTTTCTGTCTTACGCATGATATGCGTAACTCTTGAAGTTGTTGTTATATCTGAAGAACCATAGGCTACAACTAAATCTTCTGCCGGAATAAATTGAGCAGTCTGTCTACCCATAGCTGGGTCATAATAAACTTTTTTAAATGCAGAACCAGATATTGCAAGATTCCATAACATTCTCTCATGCTCTGGTCTATATTCTGTCATCTGTTCAGTCAGGCGATAGTTCATATCATCTCTAACTCTAGTGGATGCTTTCTCTTTATCTTTTGTTGTTTTACCAATAATAGTTGTCTTTACTGGCCCCATAGCAGGGAATGTTTCTGTGATAGCTTCAGATTGAAAACGTACAACAGCTTCAGACAGTAATGGATGAAACACACCACATGCACCATCCCAAGGCTCAGTTCTGTCTTCTATTTTCAGACCAAGAAGTTCTAGTCCATCTTCGTAAGTTTGTTTCCAATCGGCACGAGAATTATCATCGGCTTCAAAAAGACTAACAAGATCATCAGCAACTTGAATAAGTTGATCTTCATCAAGAGTCTCTGCAAGGTTTTGATTAAACTCACCTTCAAATGATGGATCAACAACTTTATCAACGGTAACTTCAACGCTACCATCTTCATTCATCTCAATTTCAACACCTTTATCTTCTTGCTCTTCTTCTACTTCAACTTCTTGAGCAGGGGTTGCTTTAGTAATCTGAATGCCGATTGCCTTATCTATAGCCATAATTTATCCTTCGTCTAGGGTAAGAGGTGCAGATAGTTTAGCCTTTTTTTCTTCAACACCTTCTAATGCTTCAATTCTCTTTTTTAGCCTCATTATCATCTCATCTCTTTGGGCTAACTTTTTAACTAATGATTCGTGAAGTTGAAAATCCAACTCCATCACATCAATCATTCTTTGTGCTACTTTTTTATTGTACTCAAAAAACTCATTTAATTCACTCATTTATTCTCTCCTAGTAATACGATGCTTTTCTGCGTTGGTACCAAGGAATCTCCTCATCTTCCTCATCGGATTGTAATCTAATAAAACCACCTCTTCTAAAACGCAATAATGCTTGTGTCATTGAGTCAACATAATCATCATGGTCACCTGCAGGGAAACTTGCGGTTTCTTCTATCACTTCTTCTGCCCATCTACTCGGTGGTGCCCAAACAACTCCTGACGCAAATAAATCAGTTACAGCGTTCACTCTCGCAATCTTATCATTTCCTCTGCTCGGTGTAAACTCGGATACAGGAATACCCATTGCCCGTAATTCAAAAATTAGTGGGGCTCCTGCAGCTTTTGCTTCCACAATAAGTGCATCAGGTTTCCAATCTTCATACATCTCTTGTGTTTTTATCTTGAGTTCTGGAAACTCCATCCTCTTTCGATAGGCATCGAGTAAAATTATATTTGATGTTTGTTTTCCTGTTTCTTCATCTGTGTAATAAAAAACCCCCCAAGTCGTACATGCAGAATAGTCTGCTCTATTTGTTTTTAAAAACGCAGTATCCCAAGACTGAATAATAAACTCACAAGGTGGTGGGTTATCTTCATCCCATAAGTTCCACCATTCTCTTTTGATAAGAGCACCTTCTTCGGATGTTGGGGCTTGTTGATATTGTGCTTGCCATTTAGCAACAGGAAGTTGCGTTTGTAGTGCATCGAGTTCTTCTTTTCTCCAAAACTCTGGCCATAGTGGATCGCCTGATGGCATAATCGCAGGAAACTCAATAACTTTCCATTCATCTCCACCATGTTGCGCACTGGCCTTGATAACTTGTCCAGTCAAATCTCGTTTTGCCCATCTTGTCATTACGATGACAATAGAACCCCCTGGCTGAAGTCTCTGCCTTGGGCCAGACGTATACCATTCATATACTTTATCATAGACTTCGGGGCTTGTCTCAGCTATTACTGCTTCTTGTTCCGAGTGTGGATCATCAATAATTAACAAATCAGCACCTTTACCTGTTACAGCACCACCTACACCAATCGCAAAATAGTCTCCACCTGCGTTAGTGTTCCATCTACCTGCTGCTTTTGAGTCAGATTGAAGGCTAACAGTCGGAAAAACGCTTTTATAAGCATCACTACCCACCAAATTTCTTACTTTTCTACCAAAACCTACTGCTAATTCTGCAGTGTGAGAGGTTTGGATCACTTTTTTATGTGGATATCGCCCTAAAAACCATGCTGGTAGCAAATACGAGGCAAATTCTGACTTTGTATGTCTAGGTGGCATGTTAACAATGAGTCTTTTTATCTTTCCTTTAGCTACATCTTCAAATGCTTCTGCCATTTTAGTGTGGTGTCTACCAGAAATGAACTCTGGCCACATAGTTTTGACAAATTCTATAAAATTTAGTTGTGATTTACGTTGTTCATACCCAGTTAAGAGCGCATCTAGATTATTATTGACCTCCATCATCTGATATTCCGACAAATTTGGTAAGGTATCTCGCAGTTTTATTATTTGTTCTCTCGTTACTGAGTTATTCATAAAGATTTTATAGGTTTCATATATTTATTTCGCACTTCAATCGGAGCATCTTCTAGGGTTTTATCTAAATCTATCTCTAGCTCATCTAAATCTGGCTTACTTACCTGATTTATAATTTTTTGAGGTTCTTGTGGTGTATTCTCCTCTGTTTCTACAAAATAATCACCATCTAAAATCTTTGCAAACTTCTCTCTGAGCTGTTCTTCTAACTCTTCTACAGATTTATGCTTAATAACAATCTCTTTTTTATCTGTAAACAGACCAACTTCTGGCATTTTACCCAACAACTCTAGAGCTCTTAGTCGTACCTTTGGGTCTGTATTACTTACTTCTTCTAAAATCTTATTTGTTGCAAATGTTCGTAGTTGTACTGCGTTCTCAATAACCTTGTGGTCATACTCGGCTAGCATGTAATGCAAGTGCACGAGGGGTTTTTGTTTGGTAGGAACTTTCGCAGGATTGTCCATGTCTTTCATAAACTCTCTTGCTTCTTCCTTATCACTTTCAGAAACATCCCCTTCTTCAAACATCTTTGGGTTTCTATGTCTTGCAGTATTACAGGCAATGCGTGCTCGATTCAAAGCATTTGATATTTTATCAATAGGCACACCTGCGGGTACAGTCACAATATCTTCAAACTGTATGTCTTTTATATCGTCAGATAATGTTGAGGCTTCAAACTCTCCGTCATGTAGTGTCATCGTAATATTTTTGGCATTATATGGGTCATTGCTACAAGTCTAGCACCACAAGGCAGTATTTTACCACCCTTAAAATGATAAACCATTTTTGTTCTTTCAACGAACTCTATTTCAAAACAATTAGCGATTGTTTTATTTTTACCTTTTTTTATTACAATTGGTGGCATAATCTCGTCTTCTCGACCCTCTCGTATGAGTTTATTATTTTGTCGAATCTTTAATTGATTAACGTGAATATAATAAATCATTGTTTAGCTCAACCTCGTCATGCAGTGTCATTTTTTATAAGTTCTAAAAGTTTATCTAAGTAGTGTTTGGCTTTAAGCAAATCTTTTTCATTGCCCTTGTCTTTCCAACGAGTCACATACTTTATAATGTTTCCTTCCATATACCCAAGATCGTTTGCCCAGATATAATCCCATGTTTGTATCTTTAGTTTTTTGTAGTGGTCGCCTGCAACTTGTTTATCATTTTGACTCATTTAATTTTCCTCCGTATTTAGTTTTTAGATAATCCATTGATGATATTTTTAATTCTTTATAGGGTACACCTTTATCGTAGAGCCTGCCTACAATATCTTGATGTTCTTTAATGGGGAATCTTGTCAGTAGTTTTTCTCTATGTCTATCTTTTTGGGTCATACCTCAAAGTCATATCTATCTACCTCCTTGTGATAGCGCTTAAGACTTTCCTCCTTAAGTTGTTGTGCTTTTTCTACCTTTTCTCTATTAAGTTGTTCGAGTTTCTCACGCAGGTCTTTTGCTTCTACTTGCATGTCTTGGAGTCGATTATAAGCGTTTAACTTAGCAGTTGAAATAGCATCCATATCAATAAAATAAAAGGTAGTGAAATCATCATTATAATACCAAGACCAAAGTTTAACAATATGTATCCAATAAGAATAAACTCTAATACTCGTTCTATTCTATCTTTTACTCGTAGATACCTGCGTCTATTAAACATTCGTCATAGATTTGTAACCCGATAGCATTAGGGTTTTCTAGCATCCCTTCATACTTTTCTGGTTTGTTATATTTTAGATGCATTAATTCTACC